TGCTTCCTTGGCTCGTCGTTCTTCATGGTACTCGTACCGCAAACGACTGATTCTCTTTCCGGTGCGTGCCCCCATGGATGCAAGTTCTTCAGCGGACTCTTCCGTATCGAAGTCATCCCCATCCACGTTCTGATCTTCCTGCCGAGGAGCTACTTGGTCCTCAATAGGCCGGTCATCCACTATCTCAATCACGAAGTCATCATCACCTTCTTTATCAGGTGTGAGCTTCGTCATTGTCTCCTCACCCAAGCCAACGTCAGCCATGGGTGCGATCTCTTCGTCTAGTTGCATATCACTCATACTCGTGCAATTCCTCGTGGGTCTTCGACGACGGCTTCAATCGAGTCATCATTGATGAGACGAAACTCTTCACCGTGCAACGTAAACCGTGTTCCTGCGTAGGACCGCATAAGAATCCAATCACCCTCTTTGCACCACGGTTCGCTTGGAAAGCGTTTCTTATCCGAGTAACAATCAGGCCCTTGCTTCATTACATACCCAACGATCGAAGCCACTGATTCTGCATTGGCTCGTTCGTCAGTCAAGATGATCCCAGCGTCTGTTTCCTTTTTCAGCTTAGGCAGAGCGATCAGCATCGAATATCCAACCGGAGCCGGAAGCTGCGATGCAACATTCTCATCACTTGCTGCCTCTGGGATATCAATCTCATAGAGCAGGCTGCTCATCTACTTCGATTCCTTTCCTTTGCTTTTTGATTGAACATTTGAAGGGAAAGCTCCTTTAATCTGCTTGGCAACTTCCTTAGCCCTAACCAAAGTAGCTTCACAGTTCCGGTCAATCCGGTACGAAGCATCTGCCCCTGAGATCAATACGCAGAACACCTGCGTTGCAATCTCTTCTTCAGTCATCCTCATCACCACCCATCTCTTTACGAATCCATTCATTCACAATGTCATGAAGAACCGCCTTCGCTCTCTTCATTCCACCTGTCAGTCCCACACACCCTGTGTAGTCATCGTAAGTATCCGGTCCACCCTTAATCAAATGCTGTTCCTGGACTGTGATCTCTTCGTCCAGCCTGCGATCGAAGGCTTCAATTAAGTCGCTGACTTCCATTGTCTCCCGGTCTACTGAGCTTGATCTCACTGGCTGATGTCTTAATCTGTTCAATCATCAACTCAACCAATTTGATACGCTCCATCTGGTCGAGCGATTCCGTCTCCGAAGCCGCCCTCAGAACGTTCCCCAACAGATCCCCCCGTACCCGCTCTGAGTCTGAGGTTGCACGTTGTGTGCGATCTGCGTCCTGTTGCTCATCCTTCTGCAACAACTTTGCTCGATCAATGTCCAACCGTTGCTTCTGGATGTCCAGCTTGCCTATAGCTTCAGTCTCTTCAAGGTCAAGCTCTCGGTTCCGTATGATATTCAACGGATCCTTTGCGGCGGCTTCATTATCTATTGCCTGCTTCTCAGCACTGTTTCGTTGGAAGAGATTGGTTGCAGCCTCTGCAACAAGCCTGGAGTAGTCCGCTTCGATCTCTGGCGGCAATTCCTCGCCCATAGGTGGAAGCTGAGTGCCAAGAGTCTGCTCAATCTCGGATCTGTACTGATAGGCAACGTGCTCAGTGATGTGAGACATCATTGCTGCCGCAGAGGCTTGTGCATGAGGTGAATTGGCGAGAATTGAAGTCACCTTCGGATCCTGCATCCCCATCATGTGCACTTGGATGTGCGACTGATGATCCTGAGCAATGAACGCCTTGACAGGTTCCATGTTCAGCACATTCATGTTTTCAGTCACTGGATCCAGAGCAAGGATGTCAGACTCAAGCGGAACCATCTCTTTCGCGTCTGGAATCCCCATAGACTCCAACGCATAACGAAATAGTGGCTTCAGTTTGAATTCTTGCGGTGCCATGGCCGACATTTGGACCGCAGCTTGGGCTTTCATGATTCTGTGCGAAGCCGTAGCCGAATTTGGGTCCGAAACCGGAATTGCATCAACCCTTCCGTCAAAATCCGCTTCCATTTGTTCGGATCCACCCTCTACCTCGTAGGGATAGACCTTATTCGGGATTCCTTGGAGCAAAATCACCAAAATCTTGAACTCATCCTTCAATGAGCGGTGAAGTCGTCCCTGAATTGCTTGAGTCACCTTCATATCACGTTCTAGCAGTGCCAAAGTCGTCCCAACCGGGGCTTCTTGACTTTGACTCGACACATTCATGTCAGTGATAGAGGCAAAACGCCTCCCCTCCTCCACTATTGCTCCCAACAAGGCAAATAAGACCTGGGAAGGCTCCTTGTAGGGCAGTGGCATCAGGTGGTCCGATATTTTTCCACTAGGAACATCAACATCCCGAAATTCACCGGGTGCAAGAGGCGTGTTGTCTCCCTTAATCCTCATCCCGCGTGACTTGTAGCCAGCAGGTAGGTTGGCAAGAGATCCTGCATCAACAAGTCCCAATCCATAGAATCCAAAGCCAGGAATGTACTGGTAGTGAGTGAAGTGCTGACGCTTAACCTTCTTTTCATCGTCAGGCATCCAATTTCTATAGATAGAAAGCACCTGCCTCGACCCTGCATCAATGGTTACAACGTAGGGGAGGGCGATTCCGGCCTGTTCACCTTCATTTGAATCTTCGTAACCGACCAAATCGAGATCAACATGACATTCAAGCAGGGTAATCGTGTCATCATCCGTAGTATCTCGCGTTTCACCGACTGTCTCATGCAGTTTGTCTTTAACATCCGTGTCATCAGTGCCAAATGTCTGCAAATCAACGTCTCTATAGAAGCCAGAAACCACTCTCTTCTTAATCCAGTTACTCGACTTGCGCATAATCTCCGTTACGCGCGTTGCAGAATGCAATGACGTGGCACCAAAGGACACAACTAAGTCCTCAGCAGGCACGAAAACAGCAACCAACCGTCCTAGCTCTTCGTCATTATATACTTTCTTGAAAGCAGAGCCTGCAACCGGAAGCGCAAAGAGAAGACGGTCCATCTCTTCACGGTATTCAACCATCTCATCCTCAACCATGTAATTCATGTGGTCTTGAACACGAATACTTTGCTTCTGCTTCTCAGGAGTGTACTTCCCAACGACCTTTACCTTGACAGCTCCCCCTTCTGGGAAAATCTCACCAATAGCTTGGGACTGAAAGCGGACAACCGCTTCCGCCAGAATAGGATGCGTGATCCCACTAGCTCCATCCCATGGCTCTGTCCGTTCCTCAATCGAAAGACCCAGGAGATCCACGCCCTCCTTGTAAGTCTTCTCCCAATCTGACCGACTGGATTTATCTATTCCAAAATTTCCAATAAGATCGATAGCCACATCATTGAGATCTGTCTCTTCCATCGTCTCGGCAAGGTTTGAATCGAACGCTCCTAATGGTGATTCAGATTCTGACGGATCAAAGTTGATCAACATCCCACCATCTTCAGTCTCTTCTATCTGGGTACCCCCTAGAACCTCATCCTCTTCAAGCATTACCGTGTCACTATACGCAGGCTGCGTAAGGAGCGGCGGCTGACTTCTGTTCGATAGTGGTTTGTCTATTGCCACAGTGACTTATCCCTTGCTCTTTCGGGTTGACTTCTTTGCCACTGCCTTCTTGCTCTCCTTGGCTTCCGCAGATATTCCAAGTCCTCCAGAATCCGCAGAAGCTTCAACCTTGGATTCCTTCACCTTCGCGGGGGCACCCTTGACTTCTGAATAGTGACTCGCGAACTCTTCATCCGTATATACGTGAAGGCCACAATCATCACGCACAACCCAGTCGCTACGCTTAATCTTGCTAAGACTTCTTCGACCAGCACAGTTCAGCCCTTTCTTATCAGGAAAGATTCTCGTTCCTGCCCAAGCCATGATCGCCTTGGCACTCTTTTCACTTCCGCTGTACTTCATCGCTTCAACGGTTTCTTCTTTTCTAGTGAACTTGGACATTGTTAAATCCTTAGTAGTAAGCAGCACGAATGGGTTCAACGTATTCATCCTCGTCATCGTAGTCCGATGCAAGCTGAATAAACCCACCCTGTCTGAATCTGATTAACGCTTGTGTTCCTGAATCAACGAGATCGTCATGCTCGCCCACAGGGAAATCTGCGAACTCCTCGATCACCTGCTGAGCGAAATTCTTCCCTTCGGGATACCAGATGATCCCGCTTGAAAATAAATCAGTGATGGCATTGACGCGAGCGATCTTATCGTTGCCCCTCGTGGGGGTAAACTCCTGCACAGGAACGCCACGCTTCCGAAGCTCCTGCACCAAGGGGATCCCAGCCGCTTTCGCTTCGATGATCACAACGTCTGGCTGCTTACGAACGTACCGTTGGTACGCTGCCTCTTTCAAAGCTGGAAACTCCAAACGCTCTTTATAGGCATCCAGCAGAATGATATTGGCTTCCGCCCTACCCCCCGGTCCCTCCATGTAAAAGACACCCCACTCTGTGCAGGCGGATGGATCGGCGGTATCAGTCTTGAGGTAGGCAGTATCCCAGGACTGAATCACGAAGTCGCACTTCGGAGGGCGGTCCCCCTTCCATGGCTTCCACCAGTCTCGCTTTACAAGAGAGGATCCCTCTGCTCCCGGCGCTTGCATATACTGAGCCTGCCACTTTTGAACAGGTAACTCACCTTTCAACTTCAGCAGTTCTCCTAGTCGCCAGTATCCCGGCCACAGAGCTTTTCCACTCTCAAGGATTGCCGGGAACTCGATGACCTCCCACTGGTCTGCATCTTCCTCTTCGATGGACTTCTTGATCACCTTCCCCGTCAGATCGCCCTTGTGCCAACGAGTCATCACGATCACGATCGCGGCATCAGGCTGAAGACGCTGCCTAGGGCCAGACGTGTACCACTCGTAAGCTCGGTTGAAGACCTTGGAATCGTTGGATGCACCTTCCGACTCTGAGTGAGGATCATCGATGATGACCAAATCCCCACCACGACCCGTCATCGTTCCGCCAAGACCAATCGCGAAGTACTCACCCTTTCGGTTGGTAGACCAACGACCGGCTGACTTCGTATCCTTCTTCAAGCTGATCCCTGGGAATACATCTTGATATTCCTTTGAGGAGACAAGATCGCGCACCTTACGACCGAAGCCAGTTGCTAGTTCCGCCGTGTTCGATGCTTGAATGACGTAGTTGTCGGGGTATCGCCCAAGGAACCATGCAGGAAGCATGTGGGAAGCGAATTCACTCTTGGTATGACGTGGTGGCATGTTTATGATCAGACGCTTGAGAGTGCCGTTGGCTACTCGATCAAACGCATCAGCCATGATCTTGTGATGCTCCCCCTCGATGAACTGAGGCCACATCTTGTGAACGAAGTGCAGGAATGATTCCTGTGACTTCGCTCTACGATCGAACTCACCTAGCTTCTCGACTAGGCCCTGAACCTCTTTCAGTTCAGTGCCGCTGAGAGTCGCAAGCTGAGCCATGTACGCTGAAAGATCTCCGGCGTCCAAACCGTTTCTTTCTGGGGGGTTTACGAATCAGATACTACCGGAACCAACCTGTGACAATTCCCATCCGTGCCTTCCATCATCCCTCCAATACAAAGATCGGGCCTCGCAGTGTAGGCACGCGGTACTCAT